GCAGAGGACATTTCATTTAAAATCAATGAGCAGTCCACTGGCGGAAAGAACTATCTTCTTAATTCATCGGCTCTCAACGGACTTTCGGATGATTGGGAGTATTCGGGATTGGTCACTGTACTTTCCGATACAGATGTAATCAGTCATACCTCTTCGGGTTCTGCTTTTGTACTCGGTGCGGAAAGCACCTTGTCGCAAAGTGTGTATAACTCGGTTGCCGACAGATCCTTTGTGCTGTCACTCAGAGCAAAGAAAAGCTATTCACAGCTTAGTGCATATATGTATGTTCAGTACAACGGAGTTAAAAGAGAATATCTTTTTAATACAAAGGAGAGCTT